GGGCTTTGCTGCCGTTGCTGCTTTAGAGTAGTTTTTAAGGTCTTTACGCATATTCGCAGAAGCCGCAGGGTTTTTGTTTTTAGCTACTGCAGCCATTACGCCACCGCCGCGTTTTTTAGATGCCATTTTAGCCATGCCGCCGCCAGCCATTTTCTTTTTAGCGACGCCGCCACGCATCATTTTCTTAGCCATTTTAGTTTTGCCCATCATTTCGTAGTCTCCTTCTTTCTATTACTAATGAATCAAACACATCCACAGGAAAGTGTTTATAATAACCAGATTTTTCCAGACTTAGTGCTGCATCATCTAGTGTAGATAGCCTTTGTACAAATACCATACAGTAGACTAGGCCATAGTCTACCACACTGTCGTCAATAAGGAAATCCAAACCTGCTTTTTCAGCATCATAATCTGGATGAAACACCATTAGGTGCATATCTTTACCTGCAATTGATAGGGCTTCGTTTACGCCATCACACCAACCATCTAGGTATTCTACGTCTGGTAAGACTTCATTAGCCCATACAACTATATCATAACTATGCTGGTCAAAATCTGCTACTTCTTTAGCTAATCCATCTAGCCCAGTGTTTATACTGAATACTACTTTGTCGTCTAGCCATGCCTGCTTTGCGTAGGGGCACGGTGGTAATCCATTAAGTTTCTTAGAAGGTAACTCAAGAAATTCATGTGACCACTTCCGTATATCAACTTCTATAGGATGCATCATCCCTGCTTTATTTTATTATATGCTTCTGGACTTGCAAGTTTTAACGCATCCAAACCGGGGTTGTCTTTAACTACACCACCTGCAGCATACATATGTATTTTTCCACCCGAAGTGCCGCCCGGAACCATGGCAGTTTTCTTTTTATCTTTCCTCATCTTGGTAACTCCCTTTTTATTCTTTAGCTCACGTTCAGCTCTACCGCTTTTAATGTATTCGCCCAAAGACATAGTATCTGAAGCGTTTCCATCAAAGAAATTTTCTCTTATTTGCTGTTCTTTTGTTTTAGCCATGATTAGTTCCTCTTGCCAACAGTGGGCAATTCCATAATAGATGGTGTGGGCTTTCGATTACGAAGTTTTGTTCCGCCCCGTTTCTTTGCAGATGTAACATGTTTTACATATCCTTGTACATCACTTGGGTTAATGTGTGTGGGCACTTTCATTCCTCTTTCTTCATAATATTTTTTAGCTGTTGTAAGGAAACTTTTGTGAAAGTTGGAGGGGGTTTTTCTGCCGGTATCGGGATTAATAATTGGATATGCTTCTGGCAACGCAGCAATAGAATACTCGTTTTCTTTAGTAGATTTTTTTGAGTTTTTTTCTGTACCAAGCTTTTGACGTCGTTCAGATACTATATCCTTAGCTTTACCAACAATAAAGTCAATCATTTGAAAATTTGCCCTCTTCCATAGCTTTGGATAACTTAATTGCACGTGTGCCAACTTGTGTAGCCCAACGTGAATCCAGCATTTCTACAGCTGCTGTATTGTAATCACCGTCATGAATAGCCGCCCACATGTTTTTAAACTTACAGAGGCGGGGCACACCCATGTTAAATGCCATATCCATTACAACTAACTGTCGTACAGCATCTAAGTCCTCTATACAGCTATGGGCTCGGCATAATTCTTCTTCAACAATCTCTATATCATTGGTAGCTAAATAAACTGCATCAGCCTCAGTTATGCCGTATTCATATATGTGACCCATGTTAGGAATGTCTAAATCGTCTAGCTCTTCTTTAGTAATTCCACGGTCTTCTAAGTTTCTGCCAATACCAATCGTATCAATTCCTAGGGAATCCTTATATACGTTTAGCACAATGCCTTCATGCTTTATCAGCTTTTCAATGTAATGTGTTCTGTCGTACTTCATTTGGCTTTACCCCAGTTAATAATCTCATCCATAGTTCGGCCACAGCCGATACATTTGATGCGTTCCTTATCTAATACGCAAATTCCCTTGCATGGGCTTTTATTTTTTTCTAGGGGCACGCTTTTCAACTATAGTATCCCCCTTATGCTCGTGTCCCATCCAAATTCCGAATACTCCAGTCATCACGCCCATTACAACGCTAACAAAAGCTGACTGTGCACCTGTAGGGTCAGACAAATCCATAAACCATTCGGCACAACGCCAAGACATCACTGTGCTAGCCAGCATCATGAACCTTGGAAGTATCTTCCATTTTAGAAATGCTTCTACTGTAATCATTTTTTACCAAAGAACTTCGTTGCGCTTCTAACTCCAAAGCTTGCAGCAACAATAACGCCCAAGCTGTACTGGTACCATTCAGGCATTTGCTCCAATTGTTGAAATCCGTTACGTACAAGGTCTTCCATCCCCGGAATGAAGGCTAAAATTAGGGGTATACTAAATAAAATAGTAAGCCATTCGTCTTTCCATGAAGATTGGCTACCCTTAGCCATCTCCAAGTCCCAATCAATCTCACCTGTAGCTTTCTTTTGCATAACTACGGCTTCGGCTTGCGCACGTGCTACTTTAGTAGCAGACTGGGCTTTCTTTTCTTCTACTTTGCCAGACATCCATGTGCCGGCTAAATCAGCTATTGGTCCAATAAGAGCTGCTAACATTTCCACCTCTTCCGTGCTTGACGCAAACGACTATTCGGGTCTTTTGCAGCTTTAGGAAACTTCTTCATCTGTCCAGCAGACCGAGCACAAAATGATTTACGTCTATTTGCATCTTTACTGCCCTTTTTAACTTTGCCTGTTACGGCTGTCTTCAATTTGCTACCTGGATTAGCGCGTCTGTGGGCAGCTACACCCTTAGCAGTCATGCCAGCGCCCGATTTAGTGGGGCGGTAGTTGGCACTCTTACCTTTAGTGGTCTTAGGTATAGGTTTATCTCTAGGTGGCGGCATTACTTATGAACTTTCTGTACTTCAAATGAAGCATTCTTAACTGCTCCCTTATGAGGTTTGTAATCGCCCTTCATAAGTTTGTAGCCTTTACCTGCTTTCATCCAGTGAAACCCCTTTGGGGCGGGTACTGATTTTTTCATCAGGCTTTCTTCCTTTTTGTGGTACTGCGCTTCCTGCCAGAGGCAGTTACAGACCATTTTACCTTGGATGGGCCAGTTTTCTTTGCCGCTTCCTTTTTAGTGATGCGGCTGGCAACTTTAGCGGGTCTACAAGCTGGATAAGGGCGTTTTTTCTTTTCAGAACCAGAACGACCACACTTTTTGCCTGTTTTTACGTCCCGCCAGTCTTCTTTAAACCATTTTGTCAGTCCGCCCTTGGGTTTAGCCATTACTTATACGTTCCACCACGCTTTTTGTACGTCTTGACAAGCCATGCGTTAGCATAAGCTGATGGATATACCTTAAATTTCTTTTTTGCTTCAGACTTGACACGTGAGTACAAGGCTTTATTCTTGGGAGTTGCAGCCATTAGGTGTTTACTCCAGGAGTTTGGATAGGATTATATGCGCACTTCCATTTTATTTCCGAATCCGGTGGAATAACGGATAACATGCTGTTCACCATCTCATCTACACGCTCTTTACATACGGAACGTGTTTCATATGGACCTCTAGAATCTTCTAGCTCCATACAACCGTCTGTCAAAGCAACAGAACAAATCATTATAAATGCTTCAAACATTACTTTAGCCTTTTTCTAAGGGTTACAAAAAAGATGGACGGAATTCAACGCTGAAAAAACCCCGCCCATATGATGCCTTAGAGTGGCTATAGCGAACCCCGCAGGAATAAGTACAGCATCAGGTCTTTTTGCAGTAAATCAATCTCAGCAACCAACGTTTTTTAACATCCTCAACACTGAAAGATTTACAAGTGAATATATTATAACATAAATACTACCATTTGAGAAGATATTATTATTGACTTCCTTAACGTTACCAGTACCCTCTTCAATATAAGCACAAATTTAGTGTAAATGTAACATTAATGTCACAGTTAAAATAAAAGTTACAGTTATATGATATTTTTGGGGTTGACAAGGGGGTCAAAAACCACTATAGTTTCCCTACGTTTTTCTTTTTTCCCCTTTTTTCTTTTAAAGATACAACTTAAGATTAGCAAAATATGAAAAGAAATAAAAAAAATTACTTTAACTTTTCTAGATTCATAAGAAGTAGACATAAAAAATACAAATCTCCAGTGTATGGCTTTAGTAATGTGGAGGTAGAAAGAAATGATAAGAAGAATTACCTCAGTACAAATAGTAAATCCCATAGCGAAAGAAGCATGGAAAAAGAAATATACAGTAATACCAAACAAAAAGAAAGTAATACCAAGAAAAAGCAAATACGAACAGAAACAAGAAGAAAATTAAGAAATCCATTCGGCTAGTTTAAGAGGTTATCCTTTTGCTAGCCTTTATTTTTGCCTAAATTCCACCTAGGGGGTCGCCACGGTGCTCCCGCCGCCACTGGTATACGAACCCAATTACCCAATTTTGTGTCGGAGCCATGTACATGTAACGTATAAGGGGGGCCTGGCCCATGCGTACCCGTCAAGCTCACAGGCTTAACCCATTGATTTTACTGTACTTTTCCCATATTGTAATTATATTAGTCTGCAGCGCAACAATGTGTCGCCTGGCTGACAGTCTGCGTAATAATATTAGGCTACCCGCTTGTGCGCGCAATATTCTTTCGTGCGCCCTGCTATAACG